TCAGCATCAAAAACAAAGCCGTCTATATCTAATCCTTTGTTTAAGTCAAAGCCAACTCTTGCTCTATGTTCTTGACCTGGTACAATGCTAGGCTCTAATATATAACGTGCTTGATGGAACAATCGTAATGTTTCATCATCAAATATATTTGTGAACTTTAATAGTTTTTCGCCGTTAGTTAAGGCTGTTATTTCAGCATTTGATATGCTATTAAGAACTGGTATTAAGGACGTCTTCCTCATTGACTACTTCTCCGGCTGTTAGTTTTACAACTGTAAAACCATCTGTATTAAACATTTTGTTTAACTTTTCTGCTAAGTTGAATGCATGTCCTGAATTACTAAACGAAACTTTCTTATACTTAGGTCCAGGATAACTTACTAACTTGTTTAATGTTCGCATGTTAATAGGTTTGGCTTCATAGAATACAGAATAGATTGCTTCAGCGGCAAGTATTTGCTCTGCTTTGTATGTGTCTTTGTGTACTGCTTCTAGCAGTATCTGTGGCTTTGGTCTGCTCATTATGTGTATATCTCCTACATAGTCTTTGACTACGTTATACACTTATTTATCATAAAAACGTGTTTTAATACGCCTTAGGATTCTAGCAGTTCTCCTAACTCATTTGATTCGTGCATCTCAGTAATGATATCACATCCACCTACCAATTCCCCATCTATAAACAGTTGAGGGAATGTGGGCCAATCACTTACACTAGGTAAGGTTGCTCTAATCTCAGGGTCTGCTAATATGTCTACATAACTAAAAGGTTTTTTATATTCTATTAATATTTTAACTACCTTAGCACTGAAACCACATTGTGGTTGGTTTGGGTTGCCCTTCATAAAAAGGATAACAGGGTTATCTTTTATTATATCTTTAATTTGTTCTTGCGTATCACTCATCTGGAAATCCTTCTTTTACGAACAGGCTTATCTGTTCTATTTGTCTATCAGATAATTGTGCGGCTTGACCCCACATCATTGCACTATTACTACCTATTTTTTCTTTATTTTTGTAAGCATTTAATCTGCCTGCTATGTAGTCTGAACTTTGTCCTGCTAACTTAGGAAACATGCCTTGTCCTTGTCCTTGCATTCCGTGACAAGCGGCACAACCTGCCCATAGTCCTCTGATGTCTTCAAACACATCAACTATACCGGATTCTGCTTTGGCTATTGCTATAGCCTTTTGCTCTTCTATTTGTTCTATAACTGTACCATTCTCTGCTACATACTTTTCGTAGCATTCTCCTGTACAACTTTGGTTACTTGGATAGTTTTTATACTCTATGTCAGGATATATTATAAATGCAAAAAACAGATAGAATACAAAACATCCTGCTAATACTTTACCTAGTTCTGCCATTACAGTTCGTTTAAGTAATTATCCAATCTATCCTTGTTCATTACAAATGCAGATTTTACACTTGCTGACTGCTTTTTGATTGCATCTAAGTTAGTTGCATTTCCAACTTTAATAACGCCTACCATAGCCATCATTTTATGTGGAGTACATTCATACACATACACACCTTCAGTATCTAATGTTACTGAAATGTCTCTACTCATTCCACCTTTCCAAGGTTTAGCACCTTCTGGTATTAATGTTGAAGCAGAATTGTGTGCCATATCTGTTGCTACAAAATGAACTGTGTCACCTTTGCTTACAGATAATACTGCTGGTTCAAATATCATCATACCACCTGCTCCATTGTTTAACATTCTTACATAGTGGTCTTCTTCAGCCCATGCTGGAATTGATAGTAAAAATAAACCCATTGTTATTAAAAAATATTTCATTATTTTGCCTCGTCTACTAGTTGTTTAAATTCTGTATAGCCGCCAATCTTTTTGCCGTCTACGATAATCTGTGGGAAAGTTCTTGCACCAGGAAATGTTTCCATTAATGCTTCTCTGTCAAAGTCTTCGTCTAACATTTTGTATGTTAGGTCATAACCTTCTCTTTCTGCTAAGTTTTTTGCCATATCACAGTATGGGCATTGTGGTTTACTATATATTTCAACTATCATGTGTGTTTTTCCTTATTTTCCGTCAGACTAAACCATAATGCATCGTCCTCTTTCTCGAACGATATTACAGCAACTTTCTGATCTCTTATTATATTAAAGTGCCAGCCATATTTGCCTTCACTAGTACTATTTATCTTTGTCAAAACTGAGTGTGGAATGCCTACTTCTCTCCATCTCTCGTCAGATCCATCATAGTATTTACTCTCCCAGATAAATTCATGTGGGAAATAATGATTGTATCCACAATCTTCACGCCAAACATCTTGTGACTCTTCTTCTTCATCACACCAGTTGCAAGGATCTCCTCTTTTAGTCATTGTAGGACCAGAATCTTTACAATTATGATTCCAAAACTCTTGTGTATCTTTTGTATGAATCATCTTTCTATTTAAAATTGCCACCATCCACTGAGGAAGTATTTTTTGGTGTTTCAACATTAATGTTCTGATGTTCATTCTGTATTTCTTCTATGACCTTTGCAAGAAAATGTACATCAAATTCTGCTTTAGAGAGGTTTGCATCTCTAAGCCGTTGGACTTGTAGTACAAACTTTTCCTTGTATGATAGGTCTGTTGACATTACTTATTGGTGTGCTTTCTTTTAATCTTATTAAGAACTTTGAGCCTTTGCTTTAGTTCTAATTTAGTTTTAAATGGACCTTCGTAACCATATGTTATAAGTGTAGTCAACTTAGGACAGTTACCATGTTTCCAACCTTTTTCAAAGTTAATTGCATACCAACCTGCCGCATAGTAAACAGTACTGCTTTCTGTTTTTGCAAACAAAGGAATCTCTTCCATATAGTCTTCGTGTTCTGGTTCTACAGGAACTGGTGTAGGATAGTCTACAGGATAACCTTTAATATAAAATGTTCCTGGAACAGTTACGTCTAATACAGTTTCCTCATCAAACACAAATTGGTTCTTGAAGAAGTTTGTTACTTCGTCCTTGCTATCAAACAAAACAGTTTCTGTTCTATCCAAATATGTAAACTTGTCTTGAATTGTTTTATGTAGTATACCAACTCTTTTAGTATCGTCATTAACAATCCATGCATCTTCGCTTATCTTTTGTAGTTTTACGGTTTCTTTAAATTTAATCATTACGATTAGCCTCCTCAGGTTTTATTTGGACTCTAGTGCTATGTTCAGCACCAAACTCTCTTTGGTAGACTGTCTGTCCGCCATCTGGTGACTCATAGATATATTTCTTACCCCAATCGGGCCAAGCATTTGGATTTTTAATCTTATTCATCATAACTTCCATTTCTTCATCTATTGGTTCACTCATCCGGATCTACCATTTAACATTGCGGAATATGTCTGAGCTTGGTCGCTCATTCTTTGCAAATTCCATTTAGAGCAGAACTTCATAAAGTGTATACCAATGTTAGACACCGGCTCCGTCTTCTTCTGCTCATTCATTCTCGTAATGCATAACTCTTTAATCTCATCAGGCTGTGCTGTTAAGTCAATTAGTATTTCATTACGAATAAAATCGTCTCTAACTCTATGTTCTTCTTCCTCATGGTCTACCCATCTTTGTAACATAAAGTTATTATAGTTGTATCCGCTACTTGCTCTATCATCATATGCTTCGCGAATACCTGTCTTGTTTTTTGTACCTTTTAGTCTAGCACCAGGATAAGCCGCAAACACATTGTCTGAACTATCACCTCTAACACACTTCTCAAACAGTACCCAACTTGGATCAACAGGTACCTTCTCTTCACCAGTCTTTTTATCTATAACAGGGTCGCCTGTCTTTAAGTTTTTCCAACCTTCTAGTGTAACTATTTGGTCAGTAGTGCCGTTATATTGCTTTACATTGGGTGCTAAGAGCTGATAGAAGTCACTGTCTGTGCTTACTATCATATGATTATCTTCTGTATGGTTCTGTATCCATGTAGCAATCATATCATCTGCTTCTGCTGTTTCGCAACGCAGAACAGTACAATTAGTTTTATTAGCAAAGAACTGTACCATATCATCATATGCTTCAAAGTATAACTCATCGTCCTCTTGCTCTTTAGGTGTACGTTTATCTAGTGTTACTTTACGGTTTGCTTTGTAAGGAGTATAAAAGTCTTTACGCCATGAACGACCTTCTAAACATAATACAATATGGTTACCATCAAACTCTCTCCAGCATTTATTAATGCTATTGAACATAATATGCATTGCCATACCAATCTTCATATCTATGCTATCGCCTCTACCACCAACGTGCTTCGCTCTCATAAACATATTCAAACCGTCAACTAGTAAATAATTCATTAATGACTCCTTTTACCATCAAATACACAAACAAAATACAATCCAAGATGACCAGTGTTATACACTTTATGGAACTCACCGTCTTCAATTAGTATGCAATCGCCTTCGCGTACATTAAATCTTTTGCCGTCAATTTCCATCTCACCATTACCTGATACAAACATATAAACTTCTTCTTGTCCGTTGTGCTTATGTCCTGTTGTATTCTGATTTGCTCTTAAGAATGTAGAACTAAGAACTAAATTGTTTAGTTTCTTATTATCTTTTAACAGATAGACACTATTGTCTTTAACAATGTCTCCACCTATGTCTTTCATACTTACAACTTGCATTTTCTCACCTATTGTTTATCGTTTAATCCGGCTTCCATAATAGCATCAAACGGACTGTCACCAGTCCATGTACTACTTTGTATTTTACGCTCTTTTGCCGCTTCTGTCAACGTTTTTGCTATATCAATATTCATAGTTTTAAAGTCTTTTAACAGTTCTAACAGCTCATCATTACTAAGGCTTTCTACGAAACCTTTAATAGCAGGGCCTATTTGCACATTAACTAGATGTGCTAATTTAGTCTTTGCTGGACTTTGTTCCGTCATTATCTTTCTCGTTTCTTACTGTTATAACATCATTTTGCGCCTGCATACCAAAGTCTAAGTCTGCTTGTTCTTGCAGTAATACAGTTCTGCAAATATCATTAAACCATTTGTTTACTACAGACTCATCACTTTCGCCTGTGTATCCTTGTGTTTGTAGCATTGCAACAAATTGGTCATTCCAATCTAGTTCCATATAACCTTGTTTAACATCTTCTGGATTAACTTCCATATGTTTTACTTCTACCCAAGGTTCATCTTTTAGTTCAGCAACGGCTTTGTTACGAGCCTGTTCTGTTATATTACCATGGTTGAATTCAACTTCAATGTCTGATATTTCTTTATCTAGATTATCAACTAAATCAATTCTAGCAAGTTCTTTGTCAAGTGCTATTCCTTCTAGTTCATATTCTGCCTTCGCTCTTAGTTTAGTTTTGCCTGTTAGACCCCAACTTGCGGGTAACATCCAAAACGGTACTTTATTTTTAGCCATTTTCTTTTTCCTCTTTTTTGTTCTCTGCAAACCATTTGTTACTACATTCAGCACCACAGAATATAAACTTCATGTCTGCTGTATGATAAGGTGATATAAAATATGTTACACCACATTGAGAACATGTATTCATAATGCTCTTCCTTTGCTTACACAAACTTTTATAGGGTGTCCATGTTCTGTAAATTCAGTTACGCAAGTATATTGTAAACCAAAGTATATCATGAAACTACCTACTGCTAACACTAATAAAAATAATACTGCTACCCATCTGTTCATTATGTACCCCACGCATTTCCAAATAAATTAATATGTAATCTAGGACTAAATTTATATCCTGTTTCCATACATGCTTCTGCAACATCTTTCTCAGTTAGTTCTTGTTGTTCAAATGTTGCACCTTCTGGCATACAAAATATTGAATCTATTTGCACACCTGCTTTTTTATAAGCATCAACATATTCGTCTACTTCATCAAAGTCTATCATATCTCTAACAACAAATTTATTGTATAAGAAACTATTGGTAACTTTATTCATTGTTACCAAACACTCCGGATGTAACGTTGCTTCTCTGGTCTCGCCACTTATTGCTAGTTTAGGTGATGTACTCCATGTTACATGCACACCTTTGCCATCTCCATTAAAGTATTCAATCATGTTATCATTACAATCTTTACTACCATTAGTTTCGAATGTTACATTAACTAATCCTTTCTCTACATGTAGTTTATGAATAAGGTCGGGCCAAACACGTTGCCACCCTAGTAGCGGTTCACCACCTGTAATCACCAAGTGTATGTCTTCGCCGTGCCGACCCTGAAATGTGCCATTTGGGAGCAAAGAAGTTATGTGATTAATAACTTCATCTACGGATTTAGTCATCTGAAGATGTTTATATCTCTTTGACCAACTGGCACTACTGTCACACCCAATGGGTGTAACAGGCAAATCTTCAATGCTTTTATAAGCATCAGGATGTTCTTTATCTGCTTTAGGGTCGACTGCATATGGCATCTCTGCTACAGGAATAAGTTTACCTCTCTCCTGTCCAAAGCCTGCACATTCAAAATTGCAACCGAATGTACGCAAGAATAAACTAGGCACGCCAACAAAACGTCCTTCGCCTTGCACACTATAAAATGCTTCGCTATACCTTAGTTTCATATTTTTCTTTCGTTGTTAAATATTCTTCTATATCCAAATCTTCTTTAGTTTGGGCTGGGTTATCAAATATCTCTGGAGCCATATCCATTAAACATTGTCTAACCAAATCATGTAAATCGTTTTCTAATACTCTATCTTCTTCTGACGCCATGATGTTTTCTAAACAACTGATACGCAATCCGTTGTTCATACATGTAGCAAAGTTAGATACTCGTTTATAATATCTTTTACCAAGTTCTACTAGTTTTAAAAATACTACTTGGTTAATGTTTGTTACTTCTAATACAATATCTTCTCCACCAACATTAACTAATTTAAGTAGTTGGTCTTGATTCATATTAGCAGGAATCTGTGTGTTAAGTGCATAAAACTCTATGGCTTCAAATACATCTGCCATGCCTAACGTAGGATACATTTTAAGTATGTCGTCCATAGACTTGCCAGTACCAATGCTTTCGCATACATTAGCGACAGGTACTAAACCTTTATCAATTACGAATCCTTTATGTCTACGTTCAATCATGTATTAACCTTTACCATTTGCAAATTGCTGTTGCAGTTTAATATTATCCATAAATTCTTTTTGTACTTTGCCTTCGTTCTTAAATGCTCCTTTAAGTACTGTGGTTTGTGTTAGCGAACTATGTGCTTTAACACCTCTGTTCTCTACGCAACCATGTGTTGCTTGTATGTAAACACCTAAGTTTACACTACCAGTTGCTCGTTTTATTTCTTTAGCAATATCATTAGCAAGTTCTTCTTGTAATGTACCACGTCTAGCACACCATTGTGCAATTCTAGTGTACTTAGAAAGCCCTATAAGAGTTTCTCCTGCAATAATACCTATGTATGCAGTACCTTTAACTGGCTGATGATGGTGTGAGCACATACTTAGTATCTCACTTCTAACAACCAACATGCCTTTATAACCTTCTTCTATATCATTAGGAAATGCTGTAGCATTAGGCATGTTATTATATCTGCCCCACATAAGCTCATTAATATACATCTTAGCAAGACGTCTAGCAGTACCTTGACTGTTAGGGTCATTAAACCTATCAATAATTAATGTATCTAATACACCTTCAAAGTGTGGGATAAGTTCTTCAATAAGTGCTTGATCATCACCTTCGTCCATAAACTCAGAAACATTATCACTAGCCCAATACTTATGACCTGCTTCTTTAATTCTTGTAGTTATTTTATCACTAACTTTCATTTTCTTCCATTTCCTTGATTTGTATCCTTAACAATTCTATTTCCCTTTTAAGAGAAAGTTTCTCATACTTCTCTTGCCTAACTTTGTCATCACTATCATGATGTTCCCAATGCCTTGTAATCTTACTATCTAGTTTTCGGTGTATGTCTTCCAAATGTTTTAAATGGTTTGTTAGACTTTGTACCGTACTCATTTCC